AAAAAGAACGAAGTTGAGAAGATAAACGACACGGAAAAAGAGGAATTGGTAACCTTTATTACCAACATGCGCCAATCTGGGGAATCCTTCTGGTGGATGGGCATTTATACCGGCCCTAACGACCGCCCAAAGGTTATATCTACCTCAATGCGTGGGTTCTTCAAGGATATGTTCTGGAGGCCCCTTGAAACAGAACGGCAAAGCTGTTGCGACGAGATTGAGGGTAGCATTACAAACGGGGTATCCGCATTCATACTCACTCAGCATTGTGCCTCTCAGGATCATGTACGTAATCTAATCAATAGCCGAACGGAAGAGGAGCTATATGCTGAATACCAGTACATGCTAAACGAAACACTAGATGCTCTTGTGGATGGTTTCGGTGATGACTAACGAGGAAATGATTATCCAGGTGCAGGCGCTAAAGCTAAAGACAATTTCTATGGCTCCCTATATTGCTACTGCCCTGCTCAATCTAACCCCCGTTATCACTGAGAGACTTCCATTTATTACTATGGGGGTAGATAAATACTGGAACCTATACATCCACCCCGGCATCTTCGATCAGTGGTCGCAGGACGAAATGTGTGCCGCTCTAGCACATGAAGTATGGCATATGCTTCGAGCCCATGCAAAAAGAGCCGAGAATCTAGGCATTTTAGATAATGACATGATAGGGCGTCGTATATGGAATCTGGCCGGAGATTGCGAAATCAATGATGACCTAAAGGCCGAGTTTAGCCTACCCAAAGGGTGTATCTTCCCAGAGACCTTTGGATTCAATCCCGACCTTATGGCAGAGACCTATTACGAATTGTTACAGAAGATGACCGAGGCCTCTATGAACAAGAAAGCTGGAGGGGAAGGTAACGGATTGGCAGGCAACGACGGCTCGGGCGCGGGCGGCAACCCAGGAGAGTGGGAGGTCGGGCAACCGGGCAACGACGATATGAAGGATATGTACGGTAATGATATCGAGAAAAAGACCGAAGTAGACGGAGAAATGATTAGGCAACAAACGGCGCATGACATCAAAGAGAAGCACATCGGTACCGCCCCTGGGTACGCAAAAAGATGGGCCGACGAAAGATTGCACCCAAAGGTTGATTGGAGAACACTGTTGGCGGCTAAAATCAGAGGAGCCGTTATGAGTGCTTCCGGCATGGTGGACTATACATACAGTCGTCCATCGCGCAGGCAATCATGCTTTCCTAATGTAATCATACCGAGGCTTAAAGGACCCGTACCAGATATTAGCATCGGTATTGATACGTCAGGCTCGATGTCACAAAAGGACCTAGTAACGGCCCTATCTGAGGTCAGAGGAATATTAGATACTGTTCAAACTAAGGTAAGGGTTGTAGCCGGGGATACCAGGGCATATACGCATCAATCGGTATATAGGCCGGAGGAGATCGAGCTTATAGGGGGAGGGGGAACGGATATGGGGGCCGTCCTGGTGGAAATGGCTAAGGATACTCCATCTATTGCCATTGTACTTACCGATGGATATACCCCCTGGCCTGTAAAAAAGCCTAGAGGCTTATCAAAGGTTATCATATGCCTAATCAAAAGTAGTAATTCTTGGGCGGGCGATAGAAGGGACTCACCTGCCTGGGCCGAACGAGTAGAGGTAGATAGTGAAAAATGATGAAGATGGCTATATGTACCTTGATACCATAATATATAGCCCTATGGCGTTTTCTTAAGTACCTCCGCCACAGAAATTTCCTTGGCCTGCCTCAAAGATACCTCATCCCACCATAAAGTTTACCCCAAACAGCTTTCCATGCCCATGAAATACAAATAGGATGCTTTCCTCCCTTCTTTCTATTACAGCTTCTACATGATGGAACCATATTATTTATCTCTGTTCTGCCTCCCAAGGAGACGGGAATTATGTGCTCCATTTCTAGCACACCATCATTAGAATTACAATAAGCACATTTATATTCATATAAGGATAGAATAGCCTCCCACTCTACTTTAGAGATACTACCTATTTCTCTTCCTCGTCTTTGTGCGGATCGTATCTTATAAGGTATTGGATTATTCCTATATCTCTGCCTAGCACTCTCCTGTAATCGGTTTAAATTGGCTATACGATAATTTTTATGCCAAACAGAGTATTCAATAGTATGACTCATATAATATAGACGTTGATATTCTATATGCCTATCTCTATTTTGTATTCTCCATTTAGCAGTATCATCTTTACAGCATTTCTTACACCAGGATTTTCTACCGTCTTTAGACTGTTTATGATAGTAAAAACAGTCTAAATGTAGGGATTTTTTACATTTGGTACATACTTTCATTCTGGCAATTTTCCGCGTAGCATTTCTTGTATAGATATTTCTTTTGCTTGACGTTGTGCTACCTCATCGTACCACTGAGCAAACTTAGCTATAGATAGTATCCTCCTTATATGCTCACATTTAGGATACTGCTTGCATGGCACATTCCCTGGACATCTATCCTGCGGTACCGGAGCGCCAAAGGTCCAGAGGTCCCATATTGCGTCGTCTGCCCAGGACCATCCTCTTACATACGGCAGTAGTATGCGACGTAATTCCTTATACGTTACTAGACGGGGTTCTATTCTGCGTAGATTTCCCTTCATTTTGTCCTCTCATACCTGCCGGCATATTAGTCGGCATAGAATTAGGGTCTCCCCGTTGCATATTACGCATAAACTTAGTATTAACACTTTCCTCTTCTTCGCGTTCCTTGCTTATACGTTGTTCCTCTTCCATCCAGTTACGTCCTCTTTCCTGGGCGGCGGTTTCCTTAGACACAATACCAAGATCATGCTCTATGGTTAGAGTTTCCACTGCCTCTCTAGGATCAGATGGAAGCGGGTCTCCCCAAAGGATATCTACAGTCATACCATCAAAACTACCCAGATTAAACAAGCTCTCAACGAGCCTAACTAGGGCCGGTCCATATGACTGACGTTTCTGGCCCAGCTTATTCAGGGCATCTAGGAACAGAACACGCAAACCAAAATTTGTAACGTTACCAATCTTCTCTTTAAACGTAGCTGGGTCGGCCTCTCTACCTATAGTCCAGAAAGCCTCCCTAATTACTTGGAAGAACCCAAAGATAGCTGCTAGATCAGATTTCATTTCGAGGTTGAAAACTTCTGCCTCATCTGGGGTAGCCCCCGGTATAGACCAGAAGTTTTCGATTGCTGTCTCCTGAATACCGCTGGCATCTACGCCTATCCCAATCGTGCGAGGATGACCCTGGAAGCGGACAATCTTATTGACGTTGGACATCAGGAAGTTGATTTCGTCGTTCAATCCCGTTACGTTGTCCATATCCGACTTTCCGTATACATCATTCGCATTCGGGAGATTTTGCCCGTCCATGATGGGGCATACTTCCCAAACATCAGTCTCATTTTCCTGCACCCATTTAGGGCGCGAAGATGTATCGTCCAAAGACTTGCTTGAATCTGGGTTATCCTCTTGTGCATGATTGAGCCGAACAAAGTCTGCGACTTCCCACCCTCCCGTATCGGGATCATAGCCCGTTATCTGCCTAAAGGTAGCGTCCATTATCTTGCCATGAGTATCCTTACGCATAGTCTCGTACTCTACCTTGTAGGCCAAAACCTTGTCCCTGTCATCGGGCATTACAAGAATGCTAGTAATACTTGGGTCGAGAATTACAACCCTCGGACCATCATCCTCCATCAGTAGCTTAATGAAGTAGTGTCCACCTACAGCGCCATATACTCCTATGCGGTTGTAGACCNTCTGTAGCCCTCCAGAGCGATCAAAAATTGCGTTTAGNAATTCCCTGGCCTCTACCTCTCTGGAATCCTTACCACTAGTAGATTTCTCNCCCTCCTCTAACTTAGCGGTTTCAAGGTCCTTCTCTGCCTTATCCCTAACGTCCATTTTCACAAGGTCTCCCCTAACAGAGTCCCCAAACAACCTTGAGACGGACCTATCTATTAAAACGCCACAGAAGTTAATCACAACGTTATCATCAACACCATCTAGGCGTGTTTTAAGAAATCTCTTGTGATCTCCATCATAGAACTTCCAAAACCCTTCTAGCTCCATTCTCCGTGCTAATTCTGCGGACCTGTAGCCCTCAGAGTCAAACATACTGTGAAGCATGTCAAAGTCAACTGCCATATTATACCTTCCCTAAAATTGGGTTAAAATTGCTTGCCGAAATTTTGTAGCTTATTGTTTCCATGTATCATCTTTCAAACTTTTACTGGAAGAATGGGTTTACGCCATCCTCCTTTAAACGTGCTGGTATGCGGGGTTCAGCCATCAAAAGTGTAACTGCGTCTCCTGAATCCGGCGATCTTCCTAAACGTTTCTTTATAAGCTCTTTACTCTCCACCTGTATACCTGACGATGTGTTTTTATATCTCATGCTAACAAGGTCTCCAGTTAATTCGTCGTCTGGAGGTAGGGCCAATAAGTCCTTCTCCTGTGTTAACGCTGGATCGAGTCTCTCCCGTAGTTTCCAAGCCAGATATGCACGCACATTCCTAAAGGTAAATGCCCCTGTCTTATCCTTCTTATTCTTTGCTGGCCTAGATATATTTATAGCCGCTACAGGCAGACCCAGATTTTGTGCAACATCAGTTACACCCACCCCAATACCAATGGCATCTACACATGCCGATGCTGCCATTATTCCATGTGCTGAGCTTTCATTCAATGCAGACTTCAACCATCCTACATTCTGATCGGTGTCTAATGACGAATGCTTTTCCAGTATGGATATATAATTGTCATCATATAGCCTAGCTAAAACCGTCTGACTTGCCCCTGCCCCTCCAACATCCATACCAACTCTTATCAGTATACGAGCATCATTAGGAGTCTTCGATTTCTCTATCCATCTTTCATTAGACCTCTCTACTAGATCAAGAGGTATAAGAGCGCCTTCCTCATCCTCTGCAAAATCTCCTAATACCCTTCGCTTAAATACAGATGACTCTCGGCCCCATTGTTTTTCCCTCTGAATGGCCCACTTATCAAATCCTGGTACCTCTCTTACCGCATCATCATATGTTACGTGAATCGTAAACCAGTCCTCAAAGCCGGGCTTCCTAGATTGAATTTCATAGAACCTACCCGCTGGAGCGCCTGGTGTAGATATTGCAAAAGCGAAGCCTTCTCCACCTACAAATGCACCCTCTGCCGCATCCCAAATAGCTGGATCAATCTCTCTAGCCTCATCGAATACATATACGATCCTCTCAGCATGCGCCCCCTCAATTCTTGCAGGCTCATTAGAGGATAGAGCAAACGCAAATCTGTTTGAGGATAGGGTTAATCGTTGTGCAGTTACATGCTCCTTATCCCTAACAGTCATACCTATGGAAGACCAGTTAGCCTTCTCTGCCCATTTTCTGATCTCAGGCCAAAGAAACTCTGTAAGCTGTCGCCAAGCTGTAGCTGTAGTAGGTACCTTTACCTCTGGAAACACAGCTAAAGCCCATAGAACAATCCAAGC